AAGAGTTTCTATCTTTGTAGATAGAGCAGATACAAGTATAGTTCTTTGTCATATATGGGATAAAGAATCACACGAGAAACATAAAGAAATGTTTAATAGTATATTAAAATATTGGCAACTGGTAAAGAATTATGAATGGCAAGAAATCTAAACTAATAAGAAGAAAAGCAGAAGAAAGATTATTAGATTGGTTAAGAACCATGACACCAGATGGAGAAGATAAATCTAGAATTAACAGAAAAAATTTACATGAGTTTCTTCCTGAACAAACACACATCTTTGCTAATAATAAATTTATGATTAGTGCGTACAGTTTAAGATGGTTTTATAAACAAACAAAAAAAGAATATTATGAAAAAAAGAATTAATTATAAATTTAATGAAGATAAAATTCTTAATGTGATTAAATCATATATAGATGAAACTTATACTCAACATTATGCTAATGGTAAATATCAAGCTACTGATATGATAATAGATGCCGGACATGGAGAGGGTTTTACTGTTGGTAATATTATGAAGTATGCTATGCGATATGGAAAGAAAGATAATAAAAAAGCAGAACTATATAAGATAATACACTATTCAATTATAGCATTATATTTAGAGGAAACAAATGGTAGAAGATAAAGTAGGAACTAAAAGTTATTTAGGAATTATAATAAACTATGACAAAGAAAAAAACTTTGATAAGTTTAGTATAGATACTCTCAAGGATAGATATTTTTGGGATAATGAAACTCATGCACAGGAGGCTTTTGCAAGAGCTGCAGTCTTTGGTGCAACATTTAAAGGAGAAACAGATTATGTATTGGCTCAAAGACTTTATGACTACAGTTCCGACTGTTGGTTCATGTTTAGCACTCCTATACTTAGTAACGGGGGAACTACTCGTGGGCTACCTATCTCTTGCTTTCTTAATTATGTTCCTGATAGCAGGACTGGTTTATCTTCTCATTATGATGAGAATATATGGTTGGCAAGTTCAGGTGGGGGTATCGGTGGATACTGGGGAGATGTTAGGAGTAATGGTATATCTACTACTCATGGCTCTAGGTCAACTGGCTCTATTCCTTTCATGCATGTAGTTGATTCTCAGATGTTAGCCTTTAATCAAGGCACAACTAGAAGAGGTTCTTATGCTGCATATATGGATGTAAGTCATCCAGAGATTGAAGAGTTTATCAACATTAGAAAAGAATCTGGTGGAGATATAAATAGGAAGTGTTTAAACTTACACAATGGAGTTAATATTACAAACACTTTTTTAGATGCTGTAAAAAATGATGAAGATTGGAGATTGATTGACCCTAAAACTAATGAAGCAGTTAAGACTATTAATGCTAGAGATTTATGGTTTCAAATAATAAATGCTCGTGCAGAAACAGGAGAACCTTACATGGTTAATATTGATACCTGTAATAATGCACTACCTAAACAACAAAAAGATTTAGGTTTAGAAATTAGACAAAGTAATTTATGTTCAGAAATAACACTACCAACTAATGAAGAAAGAACAGCAGTATGTTGTTTGTCTTCTGTTAATTTAGAACACTTTGATAAATGGTCTAAAGATGAAAACTTTATATCAGATTTAATAACTATGCTTGATAATATCATAGAACATTACATTGAGAATGCAGTAGATACATCACAATTAGGAGGATATAGTGCAAATTTTAATAGGTTTAATAAATATATTAAAGAAGGTAAAGAAGGATATACTAAATCTGCCTATTCGGCATATAGAGAAAGGAGTCTCGGCTTGGGTGCAATGGGCTTTCATGCATATCTACAGTCTAGGAACATACCTTTTGAGGGTCTTTTCGCAACTGGATTTAACCACAAAGCTTTTACATACATTAAATCAAAAGCAAAAGAAGCTACTAAACAACTGGCTATTGAAAGGGGCGAAGCTCCTGACATTCATGGTACGGGTAATAGAAATGCTAACCTACTTGCTATTGCTCCTAACGCTAGTAGTGGGATTATATGTAGTGGCACTTCTCCTAGTATCGAGCCTTATAGAGCTAATTGCTATACTCACAAAACTTTATCAGGAAGCTATCAAGTTAAGAATAAATATCTTGAAAAAGTTTTAAAAGCAAAAGGATTAAAAGGTAAAAAGCTAGAGGAAACATGGAAAGATATAGCTGGTAGTGATGGGTCAGTACAACATTTAGATATTCTCAATGATAAAGAAAAAGAAATATTTAAAACAGCAAATGAAATAAATCAAATATGGGTAGTGGAACATGCATATCAACGACAACAATATGTATGTCAAGCACAATCTGTAAACTTATTCTTTACTTTACCAAAAGCAACCGAAGGTCAAGACATACATGATGATTACATGCAGTATGTAAATGATGTGCATTGGTATGGTATGAATAAACTTAAATCACTCTACTATTTTAGGTCTAACGCAGCTAGAAATGTAGAGAATGTAAACATTAAAGTTCCAAGAATCAAGTTAGATGATGTGGAATGTATAGCCTGTGAGGGGTGATATGAAAGTAGAAATATTATATGATGCTTTGTATGATAAATATAAGGCAAAACAAACAGAAGCTTTATGTAATCTTCAAATGTATTTTATGGAAGGAGTGGGTGTAGCAGACCATCCTGATACAGTAAAAACTGCAGCTAAATTGTTTGAAGATTATGCAGATGCAACAGAATATTTAAAACTATTAAGGGAGAGTAAATATGAGCTTATTGGGGAATAGAGATTATTATAAACCATTTGAATATCCATGGATGTTTGATTACTATGTTTTGCAAAATCAAATGCATTGGATGCCAGAGTCTGTACCTTTACATACAGATGTAAAAGATTGGCAAGACTTAACTGAGAAAGAAAAGAATTTACTTACACAAATATTTAGATTATTTACTCAGTCAGATGTAGATGTAGCTAGTGGGTACATTGATAAGTATATGCGTACATTTAAAAAACCAGAAGCAAGAATGATGATGTCATCTTTTGCTAACATGGAATCAATACATCAACATGCCTACAGCTTACTACTTGATACTGTTGGTATGCCTGATATAGAATACAAAGCTTTTGCTGACTACGAAGAGATGTCAGATAAGCATGATTATGTTTCTAATTTTAAACCAACCACTAAAGATAAAAGAACTATAGCAAAAACTCTTGCTGTATATTCTGCTTTTACAGAAGGACTACAATTATTTAGTAGCTTTGCAATCTTATTAAACTTTCCAAGGTTCGGTAAGATGAAAGGTATGGGTCAGATAGTTACATATTCTATTCGTGATGAATCATTACATGTCGAAGCTATGACTAAATTATTTAGAGAGTTTATAAAAGAAAATGTAGATATTTGGACTGATGATTTTAAGAAAGAACTTTATGATATTTGTAGACAAATGGTAGAGTTAGAAGATAAGTTTTTAGATTTAGTATTTGAAATGGGAGACATACAAGGACTAACTAAAAAAGATATGTATGCTTACAATAGATACATAGCTGATAGAAGATTACTGCAACTAGGACTTAAAACTAATTATGACCAGAAAGAAAATCCTTTAGGTTGGATTGATGAAGTTACTGGTGTTGAACATCAAAACTTTTTTGAAGGTAGAGCAACAACATATATGAAAGCCGGACTTAGAGGGAGACAAGACAACATAACATTTAGTGATTTAAATGAATAAAAAAGAAGCTACTTTATTAGGTTATAAAGTTCTATACAATAGAGCTGGTAAATTAATTACAGAGAGAACATCTACTGATATTACATCACTAAAGCAATACTTTACTGCTGAAGAATACGCAACACTACAAACTGTTGTACGAGAAGGAACAAATAAGTTAGATGAAATACATAATTATATTGAAGCTAATTTAAACGCTAGGAGAATGACAGATTGAGATGGGCTAGTTTACTACTAGGGTTACTGACATTACCTTTATTATTTAATGTTACACCTTTAGAAGTGATGAGGTTAAAAACCTTTGATGCTTTTATAGAAACACCAGAACCATCTGGTAACTTTGTAATCTTAAATATAACTGAAGAAGATGTACAAGAAAGAGGTGGCTATCCTTTTCCTAGACAAGACCTTGCAGAGATACATAGACAATTAATTAATGAGGGTGCATTAGGAGTTGGGTGGGTTATATTATTTCCACAACCAGATAGGTTTGGAGGGGATTATATATTTAAACAAATGTTGAGTTATGCTCCTAGTGTTTTAGCTATGCCTGAGTTTGACAATGGAGAGTACCCTAAAACTCATGGCACTGTTATACTAGGACCAGATGTAGACTTACCAAAAGCAAAAGGATTTTTACAGAATATACCAGAACTTCAAGAAGTATCAGCTCAAGGTGCTGTTTCTGCTCCTGTAGATGTAGATAATCTTATTAGAAGAATACCTTTACTACAACAGACACCTGATGGATGGGTTGCTTCTTTTGGAACTGAAGTATTAAAAAGTTTGGTGGATGCTAAAACCTATCAAATAAAAACAAACGAGAATGGTATAGAGCAAATAAGAATTAGAGGATTGAATCCTATACCTACAGATAGTCTTGGTCGTAAGTGGATTTCATGGGTTGATACACCACAAACTACACTATCTGAAATGAATGTTGCAGGTAAGTTTGTATTCGTGGGTGTTACTGCAGAGGGGGTTATGCCGACTTTAGCTACACCAAATGGGCTATTAGAGCCTCACAAGATACAGACTGCCCTTGCAGAAAGTATTTTGATTAACTCTCCGTTCATACCAGACTACAGATTATTTGTGGAGTTACTTATATTATGCATTTCAGGACTATTAATCGCTTTTTTAATAAATCGTTTTGGTATAACCATGGGGTTAGTTTCAGCAGGTACATTGATGTTCTCGATATGTTTGCTAGGTTACTATTTTATATTACGAGGTTTTTTAATTGATGTAACATGGAGTATTACAAGTATGATACTTATTGCACTCCAACAATTTTATTTAAATTTTAGAACTCAATACAAATTAAGACAACAAATCAAGAAACAATTTGAGCATTACCTTGACCCAAGACAAGTAAAAAAATTACAAGACAATCCAGAATCTTTAAAACTTGGTGGAGAAAGAAAGTATTGCTCTTTTCTTTTTACAGATGTTAGAGGTTTTACTTCACTATCAGAAAGATTAGAGCCAGAAGAAGTAACAGAAATAATGAACAAGGCATTAACTATACAAGCTAACGCAGTTAAAAAGTATGGAGGTATGGTAGATAAATATATTGGAGATGCAATGATGGCTATCTTTAATGCTCCTTTAGATTTAGATATGCACGAAGACCGAGCCATACTTACAGCTATAGAAATTAAAAAACAAATGAAAGAAGCTAATCTCGGTATTGATATAGGTATAGGTATTAATAGTGGAGATGCTGTCATTGGTAACATGGGTAGTGATACAAGGTTTGATTATACTGCTATTGGAGATGCTGTTAATCTTGCAGCTAGAATGGAGTCAAGTTGTAAAGAAGTAGGAGAGGATATAGTAATAGCAGAAAATACAGCACTACAAACAGACATGAAACTTGTTAAGTTAAAACCTATTAAAGTTAAAGGTAAATCAAAAGCTATAAAAATTTACACAATAGACTTGACAAATTATTTATAGACACTATAATATAGACAAGGGTGTGCGAAAGGTCGGCACTCAATAACTTGCTTTATAAAGGAGTTAATATGACAAATATAAAAGCATTTGGGCAGTTCAGCCCGTTCTCTGTTGGTTTTGATGAAATGTTTAATACATTGCAAAGAGCATCAACACCAGCATCAAACTATCCACCTTATAATATTATTAAAAAAGGTGAAGCATACTTTATTGAAATGGCAGTAGCAGGACATAAACAGTCTGATATTGAAATTGAAATAGAAGATAATACTTTAAGAGTCTCTGCAACTTATGGAGATAGAGATGATGATATAGAATTTGTTCACAAAGGAATTTCTGAACGAGGATTTTATAAATCATTTGCTCTTGCAGAGTATGTTGAAGTTAAAAAAGCTAAGATGTCTGATGGTATTCTAGTAATTGAACTAGAAAAAAACATACCAGAAGAGCAAAAACCTAAAAAAATCAAAATTTCTAGGTAAAAATAGCTAAATCCTCTCAGAGGCACGGAGAAGCCCGTGGTTGAATAATAGGTCTTTTTGAAGCAAAGGTATTAACTACCCTCTAAATGTTTAACCTCGGGCATCCTGTGAGGTCAATTTTCTCTAATCGCCCTGTTTTATAGTAATTGTTGATGAACTTCCACCATTTACTATAATTTGTGTACTCTTTCCATTTTGTACAAGAATAACAGTATAAGAACCTGACTTATCTAAATCTAATCTTACTGTATCTTCTAATGATTTTAAGAATGTTATGATATTATCTGTAGCAAAAGTATTAACTTGGGTGTTAGCATCAAAGCCCATAGTCGTTCCTTTTAAATCTAAGTCAGCTTTTAATAAAGTTTCTGTTTGGTCTAATTCATTTACATCTTGTATTATATCTAACAAGTCTTCAAGAAAGTTTACATCTAGATAATTTATATCTAATTCAGTAAACTCTAACTCATCTTCTGCAAGATAGTCTACTTCTAAATCATCAAACTCAAGGAAGTCAGCATCAAGAATATTAGAAACACTACTTCCATTTTCTCCCTGTACATCTATGTTCTCCTGTGGTGGGGTTACTATTAACATATTATCTATTAACTCTAAAGTAATATCTAATATAACTGGTTTAGTAGGTTCTGTCTCAAACATAGAAACTGTAGTAGCTTGATAGGGTTTGTTAAGCAATACTTCTCCTATAGCTGTTGCTACTAATATCTCTCCACTAGGAGTACCATCATCTTTAGGTAATAATATAATTAAAGACTCTCCAATCTCATTGACTGTAATTGTAAAGTCTGTACCACGAATAGAAACATTTGCACTCGGAGTCGAGATAGCAATGTTCTCTTTGTTTATATTATTTAATTTACCAGTGATAAACCTTGCAGTACCACTAGCAAATTGCAAAGCCATTTTAGACTTTGAAGGATTAGGGTCATAGATAAACTCATCTATAACTAATTGTGAATGTTCGGTTAGTCTAACTCTAGTATCATTAAGAAATGTTATTCCTATTCTACCATTAGAAGTTTCAACATTATCATAACTTTCTATACCAAAAGATAAGGCAGCATCATAAGGTATATCCCTTACAATTCTGCCTGTACCTTTAAGTTCTGTTACGCTTCCTATACTAGCATCCGACTGTTGTGCCACCATCGTTTTGGATAACACAGACAGTACCAGAGTTGCCAGTAGAAAGTATCTTGAGCCAATCATTATCTAATGTACTTAGTTGTTGTATATTGAAAGTTCTAGAATTACCGGTTTGGTCTAAATAAAAATAACCACCAGCATAACCACTACCTGTAAAAGTAACTTCGTTACTATCCCCATCTATATCAACATAAGAAGTACCACCATCATAGTTAATATCAAAATCAAGTGTGTTACTACTACCATTAATAATCCAATCTAAATCTGTATTACTAGCCATAGCACTTGTACCTACATCTAATGTAAAAGTATTACTGCTACCTGTAGTATCTACATTAAAGTTAGAATTATCAATTCCATAAGTATTAGTTGGGTCTGCTTGAATAGTAAATGTATTACTATCTCCATCAAATTCAAAAAATCCTGTTATAGAATCACCTGTAATGTCACCGAGAAACTTGTTACTATCTCCGATTTGATTAATATCTAATGTTAAATTTAATCCATCTAAATCTAAAGCAGTTAAAGTTCCAGCAACAGAATTTAATCCACCCATAATATTTCCAGAACCAAGTTGTTCTAAATCTATATTAGCAGTAGCACCTGATTGGTCAATGTATATTTCATTGTCAGCCCCGTATGTTGGCGATACAATCATCATCGCAACTAGGCTCATCAATATTAATTGTTTCATATTCCCAATACCCTCTTTCTATTCCTATTTCTATTAAGTTTAATACTCCAGTTTCTATTGCCTTTTGCAAAGCTATAGAACCCACCTCATTCTCAGCAACACCTCCCTCTATCTCTACAAGTTCTGTGCCTTGTTCAATAAAACGAAAGATGTCCTGAGAAATACTTGTTGATAAAATATTTTTAGAAACTGCAGATTCCATTAATATTTCACCTGTAGATACAGAAACTAATCGCAATGATATAGTTACTACATCTTCTCGGTATTGTTTACTATTACCTATTCCTAAGTATCTAGCACCAATACCACCAGATTGAATGTTTGTGTCATAACTAATAACTCCACCTTGCATTATAAGACCAGCAAATAATAAAGGTTGTAGTTTTTGGTCTTCTTCAAAGTTCTCTCTGGTTGACCGGATTAGTTGTCGTTCTTTAGTAAGGTTATCTAAACCTACTCGTTCAACAACTCTAAAAAAATTACCATTAGCAGCATGTTTCAAAGCTCTGATAAGCAATGCTTCAGGAGCTTGGGTAACTGCTGTACTAAATAAAGCAAAGCTACTATTACTTTTTCTTTGCCCTGTTAAATCTTGAAAGCTATCTCTATATACTGCTACTACTGGTTTCTTTTTTGCAGGAGGTAATTCAGCTAATTCAACTGATTGTAAATCTAAAATATTAGCAGGTAATATATCTCTAGTTAGTGATAGGTCTCTGTTCTCGTTTAAGACTGCACAACTAGAAACTAAAATTACCAATAGGAAGCTGTATAGTAGTTGTATCGCCATTACTGTCCGTTATCACCAAAGTTATTATTCCATCTTCAACACTATATGTAATAGTGTTACCTTCTAAAGTTAAAGTACCTTCTGTACTTGCTGTTTCTCCAAACAAATTTTCTACTAACTGTCTTGATAGCTGTGCATATATTCTAGATTCTAAATTTCTTATAAATCTTGCAAGTGTTGTGTTTTCTTTGTCTCTTTTTATTTGGTCTTGTAAAGCTTTTATTTCTTCTTTTATAGACATCTTTCTATTAAACTCTTGATTTTCTATAGTAAGATAATGTGCAGATGTACCAATACCACTAAAACTAGGATTCTTAAATTGATGCACCATCTCATCTGCTATATTATTAATTGACCAAAACATAATAAGCATAGTCCAAAAGAACATGCAAAATTTACAGTTTCTGTCAGTTACTTTACCATTAAATGTTGGTTTTAGTTTCATATTAAAATATCCTAGTGTTTAACCAAAAGACTGAAAACATAAGTCCTATCATAAATAATTGTATGAAAGACATTAATGCAACTATACCTAATTGTTTTTCAGCCCAAGGTTTTAATTCTTGTTCGTTCCAAATTTCTTGCTCTTCTATTGTAGATTTACAAGGTTTAAAATTAAATTGTCTTTGTTGATAGTGTTTATTTTTAATAGATGATATAGGTCTTTTCCATGCATCTTGTTTCATTAATCTTTCCTTTGGTCTTTTTTTCCATCTGCTCTTGCTAATCTATCCACATCTACAGGAACTCCCATAGCTGTTCGACACATTGTATCTATTCTTATTATATCGTTATCTATTTGTCTTATTCTATCTATCAATGCAACTATCATACCATGTTGAGTATCTAGTTTTTTGTGAATATCTGCAATTAAAGCATTAAATAATTTATACACCATCCAACCAGCAGCAATAGCAAAAGCTGCAGGAATCCCTACAGTTTCTAGGATTTCCATCCATTGATTAGAGTTCATTATTTCTTACTAAAGTCTTTATTAGATTTTGAAGTAGAAGTATATAGTCCAAACCAAGCTGCTCCAGCACCAACAACAACAGATATTAAACCTGATTGTTCCATACTTGGTTCTGGTAATGCCATATACCAAAACACTACATAGTATAAAAGATACATATACACACTAAGAAAAGCTCTAGGTATAAGTCTCCAACTATCTACTGCTTGTGCAACAAATATCCATCTTTGATAAGGATTATCATTCTTTTCATCTTCTAATTCTCTTATCCTATCTTTTAATTCTGACTTTTCTTGAAGCAACTGCATAAATTTATTAAGGTCTATTTCTACCTCATTTCTATCCATGTCTCCACTAAAGCCACCCATCATGTTATTCATATTATTTTCCTTTTGCTAAACTTCCACCGAAATACATTCCGATTATAGCTGATACTAAATTAGTATCAAGCTGTGTTATTACTAAACCTTGAAATGTTATCCACTCAAAAACTTCTCTCCCTTCTCTAAAAAATAAAAATCCAGGATTCCAACTTGTATATCCTATTGTAACAGCTACATCAGGATAATATACAGCAACTATTTTAGGAAATACAACTATAGCAAATATAGATGTTAGTGCTATAATTCTTCTAGTCCAAGCAAACCCTTTATCTGCTAGTCCAGCTTGAATTGATTGCTTCCTAGCTTTCATTTCAAATTCACCACGAGCAATTAATAATTTTTGTGCTTCAGCTTTAGCTTTTCTACTTTCTGCCCACACACTCATTAATCCACCTAATACAGTAGATGCTAACATAGTTATTATTTCAAATGGAAATCCCATTATATTATTCCTTTTCTAAAGTTAATGTAGTTTCTAACATAGTATCAATAGAATCAAGAACCCATTCAGGAACATCATCTATTAATATATCTTCTTGTTCAGCTTTTTGTAAATGTAAATTAATTAAATCTTCGTATAAACTTCTAAATTGTTCTCTAGTTATCCAAGGTTCATCACATTTACTTCTAGCTTTACAATCTAATCTGTATGCTCTATCTAAATCTTTTTCTAAGTAGAGCAGCATTCTAAAACCATTCTTTGTAACTCTTGACTTCTTCTACCTACTTGATAATACCAACGACTATCTTGCATTTGTCTAGCCATTTCTTGCCAGTTATGCGACCTACAAGCTGCTAACATATTTTTAAATTTAGATAATCTTGTACCACCTAAATTAAAACACATATTAACTAATACTCTTTGAATAGTTTCTGGTAAATTATAAAATGATTCTTCTGTTCCAAAAACATGTATAGTTTCTGCTAGATGTTTGTAAAAATCATTTTCAAAATACATATTAACAACTTCTTCAGAAACTTTAGTTCCTACTTTCCAATTATACTCAGGGTCTTCAGGCTGACAAAGATGTCCAATACCTAAAGTTTTATAGCCTAAACTATCTTCGTATATTTCTAACACTTTACCTTCGTGTCTAGTTATTTCTTGTTTGCATAGTTCTATATTCATAATAACTCCTAATTAGGTTTTACTTGATTTAAAAATAATACTGACCCTACATTTGAATCATCAATAACATCATAGCCACCCTTAGTTAATATATCTCTTTGATATGGACTAATTCTACTAACATAGTTTCCTTCAGTTATAATACTTGAACTTTTTGGTTTTGGTAATTTATCTAATCTTAATAAATTATTTAACTCTTCAATATTTTTATTAGCTATATTAACATCTCTAGAGCCTATTACACTTGTATTGTCAGCTTGTTTTATAATATCTTTATTCTTTTTTATTTCATTGTTTACTGTTGTTTTAAATGACCTATCTATTTTAGTAGGATTAAATATTTTAGCGTTTATATTTTTTAGTGTATCTATTTCATATACTTTACCTTTTTTACCTTGAGCATAATCCTCTGCTGCTTTTCTTATCGTAGTAGTAAATACTGCTGCTTGATTTGCATTTACTAAATCAGCTTGAGACTTTATAACATCATCTGTTAATGTTTTTGGTCCACCATGATAAACTTCTTTTGGTATTTTAAAAGTTCTGTATTTTTGTCTTATAGTTTCTTCTACAGCATCTACACCTCTTTTAGTTATAGGGGCTAATATTCTTCCAGCACCTCCAACTAAAAGTTCTATTACAGGTAATACAGGTTGTAATCCTTGGTCTTCATCATATATTCTAACTGCTCCTTCAGGTACACCACCTTCTTGTAATCCAAGTCTAGCCATCTGGTCTGAGTAAGGACTACCAGTAAAAGGGTCTACTCTATCTGCTGGATTTTCTTTGGTGTCGGGCACTTCTGGTCCTGTAATAAAACCACCTGTTGAATATTGACTTCTTAGTTCTAATAATTTTTGTTCATCTCTTTCTAATAATTCTTTTGCTTTTGGAGCAAATTCTCTAGCTACTGGAACTACTTCTAATCCTTCTATACCTACTTTAGCTATTTCTTCTAATAAATCATCAGCATCACTATCTGTCATTTCGGAAAAAGCAGCAATAGGAACTTCACCTATATCATTTATATAACCTAAAACTGGAGCTATTTGTTCTGATATAGAAGAGTAATCACTAAATTGTGCTATTCCCCTAACTTTTTCTATTCCAAAAGTATTTAATCCTGAAAAACCTAAAGCTTCTCCTATTTTTTGAGGTGTGCTTTCTTCAACAATAGAATCTTTATAAGTTTGATTAGTTGATAAAGCAACTTGTATTTGTCTAATACTATGATATATTGGTAAAGCTGCAGCCATTCTTAAAAATAAAGCTACATCACCATCTTCAATTCTAGCTACCAAAGCATTTGTTTGTGAGGTTTTTGCTTGTGCCCAAGATAAAAAAGTTCCTAAAAATTTTACTAAAGGACTTTTACTTTGTGCAAATAATCTTCGATTACCTACAGTTGGTATTAAAGCATCTCTATCAGCACTATTTATACCTGCTTTTTTTAAATAAGATTTAGCTAAAGGGTCATCAATAGCTTCTACTACATTGTTAAATTGACTTAAATATTTTAATTCTTTTGGTTTTAAACCTAGTTGAGATATTTCTCTTTGTAATGCTGTTTTAGATTGTAGTAAAGTTCTAGACTTTCCTTTTGCAAATAATTTAGAAATATCTAAAGTTCTTTCAATACCTGCATTAAAAGCCCAATTACGAGCTATTCTAGTAACTCTTCCTAATTGAAAAACTTCAAAGAAATCATTTGTTGCTCTTAAAGCTTTTCTCTGATAATGTTGTAAACCACCACCACCATTAATAACTAACACATCTGCCATTTCTCTTTCTAATAAATTTTCTATTCTATCTCGACCTCTTAATTTAGTCCAAGGTGTTTTAGTCCAAGATACATCTTTACCACCAACTTGTTTAGTAACATTATTTAATGATAAAGCTTCATCAGATAAATTAGCTTTAGAAAATAAAGCTTTAACTGAAGCTTTATATCCACTATTAGTCATCATCTGTAACCAATCTCCCATACTTGGTATAGCTACTCTCAATAATCTAGTCATAGCTAATCCAGTTTGTAAAAAAGTAATAGCAGCAAGACCATTATTAGATGATAAAAATTTAGGACCTGTTTCAGCTTGATATACTCCAAAATAAGCTTCTAAAGAATCTTTTATTTTTTGTTTTTCTCTATCTGCTGCTGCTTTAATTCTAGGTCTATCTCCAAATAAATCTTGAGCAGATTTATATTTGTTTTCTGGGTCTGCAAATTTTTTAAAATTATTATCAATATCATTAAATAATTTAGTTATACCTTCACCTTTAGCACCAAATCTTTTTACAAATTCAGCTATTGGAATAGTATTTCTTGTTAGTTGTTGTAAAGTAAGAAGAGGATTTTGTTCAAATAAATGAGATACTCTAGCTCTAGCTTCTTGGTCAAATAAAGTTCTTTCTTTATCAAAATGTCTAGCAGCAGTTAATACAAAATCTTCATTTTGACTTTGACCAATATTATTATTTGTTTTAAATAATGCTTTTGATTCTTCTTCAGCCCATATACTATTATTTCTTATTCTAGTGCTAGTTTGTAAATATCCTACAGCAGTTTGCCTAGCTTGAAGTCTAGCTGCTTTTACATCTTTGGGAGGTCCAAATTGATTAACTCTTTGAATATAAAAAGCATCAGCTAACTCATCAATAACTTTTGTATAATTTTCTTCTTTAATTGCAGATTGTTTTAATATTTGTGTTAGACCATATTGTGTTTCTTCTTCAAAATTTAAACCTCTGTTAATAGCATAATTTTTAAATTCTTCTGTATATTCAGTAATTTTATTAGATAGTTGTAAAGCTTCAGCATACTTAGGATTTTTCATATCTTGAGCAGAAACAAAACCAAATCTAGCTAAAGAAGAACCTGAAGTTAAATCTAATCCTTTTTGATTTGTAATTTTACCTGCTAATTCTAATACATCATCATCGTATGTAGATAACATTGTAGCATATCTATTTCTCCAATATGCCCCTTGAACTGCAGCCTCTTGTTCTACTGGTAGTTCTTTTGGAACTTTACCAAGTGTAACTCCTCCACCTTGCATACGAAACATTTTAGCTGCATAATTTACTACAGGTTCAGAACGAGACATTAAATCTTGTACATGAGAACCTGCTGTTAAACCTTTTACAATATTACTAAAACTTCTTCGTGCACCATTAATAAACTCTTCATTGGCAGCATTTCTTATTTTTATAGGAATTAATTTATAGTCAGCTCTTTGAATCATTTTTTGATATTGACCAAGACCAGCACCAAATAAAGCAAACTTTAAAGTTTTTTCATTACCTTCACCTTCTTCAGTAAAAGTAGCCCCTATGCCTCCACCTATTATACCACCAAATAAAGGTCTAATAGTTTCTTGAATTATTCCTCTAGCTAAATTTTCTGTTAATACACCATTTTTAAATGCCTTTACCATAGTTTTATTTGTAACATCTAATAAATTTTTTGGTTTTTCTTTAAGATAAATATTTTTTATTTCATCAGTAAGTTGTTTTTTTTCTTTTAGTAAAGATTTTTTTTCTTTATTTAATTTAATTTCTGTTTCTAAATTAAATTCTTTTTCTAATTCTTTTAATGATTTTTCAATTTCTATTCTTCGTTTATCTAAAGTATTAACTCTAGTAGTAAGATTACCTAAATTTTTATTTGATTGAGCTGCATCTTTTGCTAAAGTTTCATTAATAGTTTGATTAATTATAGGAATTTCATCTTTAAATACTTGAGCTTCAGATGCAGGAGGTATATCAACATCTTTGTCAATCATTTGTCCTTTTTTATCAGGTACTTTTACTTTAGTTTTAATACCTTTATTATATAAAGACATACCATAATCACCTAAAGCACCACCAGCAGCACCTAAACCAAAACCTAAAGCAACACTTTCTGGTCTAATTTCTCCGTATAAAGCTTCTTCTCGTAAAGCTAAATCAGTAGCACCAAAAGTTCCTGCAGTAGTTAAACTAGCTATTTTACCAGCTTTAGCAGCTTTAGCCCAAGGAACTAAAAATGTAGCAGGGTCTGCTAAAGCAACAGCAGCTCTACCAGAAATAACACCTGCAGTCTCAGGTTTATCTCTAAACTCAGGAAACTCTTCTAGAATTTTTTCTTGTCTTTCATCCTCTATTCTTTTTCTTGCTGTTTTATAAGTTTCACCTCTATCAAAAGCAGACTGAATAGCTGCTTTAGTTATTCTATATGCACTACCTATAGCTGTAGGTTCTTGAGCAACACCATAAGCAAACTCTCTACTAAAAGAAATATCTTTTTCTTGAGGTTTAATATAATTTAAATAATTTAAATCACTAGGAATTTCACTAGGCTTTGAAGATTCTAAAGTAATAGGTTGATTAATCTTTTCTTCTTCTGATTGTTTATTTAAGTAAGAAAAATAATCTAACTCTTTATTTAGTATTGGAGTTGTCATTTATAATTTATTCTCCAAGAAGTTTATCTATATCTGATGTTGTTCCAAATTCATTTTTAAACATATCTTCTGGAAATTGTCTTCTTAAAAAAGAAGATTTAGCAAATTGTTCTAACTCTAATTTTTTTAATTTTAAAAATTCTTTTTTAGTTGAATTAACTATTAAGTCAATTTCTTCAGAAATATTTTTATCATTTTTAAATATATTAACTTTCATATTATTAGCTGCTAAATTTATTTCTTCTTCTGATTTACCTTGTAATCTTAAATCTTCAATAAAATTTAAAACATTTACTACTGAATACCTTTGAATTTGGTCTTCATCTGGTGGTAAAACATCATTAGGAACTTCATCTTTAGATTTACTATTTTTTTGTGTAAGTGCAGCAATATCATTAGCATCTGGAATATTTTTAATATTTGTTCCCGGAAGTGTAAATATAATATCTCTTCCATCAACTTTAAATCTACCATTTTTATTAAAAGATTCAATAGCAGCATGGATAGCAGTAGGACCTACTAAAGGATTTTCTTTTTTTTGTTCTATTTCAAATGCCATATATAATCTTCTTAATGCTATAGCTTCATATAACATATTAATACTTAGTGGCTCTACTTCTCCATTTTCATCTAGTACTTTAATTTGTTCATTGCGTATTTTTTGTTTTATATCAATACTATTAATAATTTTATTTTTATTTTTATCTTCACCTTCTATATCAATAATTAAAGGTTGTTTTGCAAATGTAGTATATTTACCTTTATTATCTATAAAATAATTAATTGTATTTTTAGTTTTATCTTCTAATTCTTTTTCAGTAAATACTTTATTTTGTTTTTTTATAATAGTGTTTAAACTTTCTAAATCTGTACCTGTTAAATTTTGATAGTATTCTTCTAAAGCATTATCAGCATCTTCTACTCTTTGTCTAAAAGTATTTCTATTAACTTTAGCTACCATAAGATTATCTTCTAATTCTATAACTTCAGGATTAGTACTTACTAAATTACCATCAGGGTCTTTTCTTCTTCTAAAAGTATCATTCCAAATTTTCTTAAATAATGTTTGTTGTCTAGGGTCATTTTTTACTAATTGTAATGCTGCTAATAATTCTTCTTTAGCAGGAGCATTATATTGTTCTAATGTTTTAATTGTATACTTAGGATTTGTTTCTTTAATTTTATATTCATTATCAATATCATCTCTAATTGAGTTAAAAGTATTCATTAATTGCCTTTGAATTTCTTCAGACTCATTCATTCTATTTTCCCAAGTAACATTATTTTCTATAGCAAAATTTGAATTATTAATTTTAGAAGCAGCTTCTTTATTTAAAAAAGTATCTTTATCTTTAACATATTCATCAATTTTATTTCTATCAAATTCATTAAATTCTTGTTCATTAATTTTAAATACAGAATCATAATTTGATAATATATCATTTATAGAATCTTCTTTATCTTGAATTAATCCTGTTTTAGCTTGGTCTATAAAGTTTTTTACAAAATCAATTCCTATTGCTTTTTGAAATCTACTTTTAAAATCTTCTCTTCTTCGAGATAATATTGAACCAGCAAACTTACCAAAGTTTGAACTTGTTAAATAATCAGACATTGTTTTCTCCTTTATCTAATAAACTTTTTTGAATATTAGAACCTGTTTTTTTTACTTTTTCTAATATACTTCTAGGAACTACATTTGTATTTACTTCAGTTGTATTAATTTTTTGTTTAGCAACATTTTTTACATTACTAATAGCATTTCTAAATTCGTCTACTTGAGATTTAAATTTTTCTTCATTATCATCAGAATCTAATTCATCTAAATCATTTCCTTCAATATTATATTTTATATTAGCTTCTTCACCTAAAGCCATTATAATGTAAGTAGTAGGTTCAGCTAGTAACAATAAATTATCAACAGAAATGTCACCTTGTAAAAATTTAGAATACAAAACTCCCATTGATAAATCTATGGCTGGTGCTCCAGTAGCTAAAGCTTGTACAATATTTTTAGCAGTTTCAGGTTTTAAAATAGTATTTGTAATATCATCTAAAGCTTCTCTAGAATTAGCAAAGGTAGGAGGATTTTCCCAAGGGTATTTAGTTTCAGGACTATTTACTAAACTTTGTCCGGGAATTGGTCTACCTTTACTTGATAAATTTACAAGCTCATTTAAACTTTCTTGATTAAATTTATTTTCACCTCTAATTTTTTCTCTAGTTTCTCCATCTCCAAATAGTTCTTCTTCAGATACATCATTTTCTAAAGCTTGTAATAAAGCTTGACTAGAAGCATTAGTTAAAGATGTAGATAGTATAGGCTTCATTTGTTTTGTTTCTTCTGTCATATTATGTAACCTCTATAGTTTCTTGTTGAAATAAAGGCTGAGATATATATCCTATATCTTCTCTTCCATAAGTTAAATTATTATAAGCATCAGTAGCATTAATATCTAAATCTTGATATGCAAATTGTATTGGTGCTAAACTTTCATCAGGTTCTACAGATAACCCAGCAGCATCACCTACAGGGTCTCCTCCAAGAAGTTCACTTTGAGCATATCCTGAAATTAATCCAGTAGCTGTTGTACCTGCTGCTCCTTTTAAAAATCCTCCAATGCCTCCTCCTGCTGGAATAGTTTTTGAAGCTGTTTTTCTAAAAAGACCTTTACCACCAAAAGGACCTTGACCTTTTCCAACTCCAGTCGTAAAATTATAAGCAGGTCTAAATATTGCTCCTAATTTTGTGCCTGTAAAATTAGTTGCAGCAGTTCCCCATTTACCAAAAAATGAACCAGCTTTTGCACCAAATCTTGTAGCTAGTCCTCCAACTCCTGCAAATATCATACCAGCTCCTACTAAAGCTCTTAAAACTTTACTAGATGTAACTTTTTTAGCAACTTTTTTTACAGCTTTCACTCCTTTTTTTACAACTTTTTTTATTGCACTACCTACTTTTTTAAAAGCTTTTTTAATTGATTTAAATAATCCCATAGTTATATCCTCTTTTATGTTCCAAATATTGACTTTATCATAGCTGTTACAGAGCTTATACTACTACCATACTTATCTGGTGAAGAAGCAAGAGCAGTATTTACTATTTGTGCTATTCTATTTTTTTCATTTTCACTTGACCTAAAATCATAATCAGCTTGGTCTCTTAGTTCTTGCCATAAAAATGACATAGCAGTTCCTGACATATTAAATGCATTTTGTGCATTTTGCATGTTAATTTGATTTTGCATTGCAGTATTAGCTGTATTAATTTGTCTACGCCATTGAGTATTAGATTGTTCTACTGCTGCTTGATTTTGTGCATTCCATTGATTTCTTGCAAAGTCTTGATTAGAATTAAATTGTTCTATTTGTGTTGCTAACTGTGCATTAAATTTTGCTTCTTCTGCAACTCTATTTGCATTTCTAGCTGCAGCAGCATTTTCTTGAGTTGCATTAAACTGATTAACTGTATTCATTTGTGAAGTATTAAATTGGTCAATTTGTGCATTTAAACTAGCCATAAATTGATTAGTTTGATTTTCACTAGCAGCATTAAACTGAGCAGCAGCATTTGTAGCAGCTTGATTAGATAATAATCTTTGTTGTGTTTGTTGTGCTCTTAATACATTTGATTGTTGTTCAGCATTTAAGTTTGCCATATCCATAGCTAAAAAGTTTTTAGCATTTTGTATTTGTGCTTGTTGATTTAAACTTGCTTCAGCTAAATTAGCTTGAGACATTAAAGCTGCATTTTGTATTATACTTTGTTGGTCTGCAGCAGCTTCAGTTAAACTTACTGTTTGTAAAAATTTACTATTAGCTAATGTTCTTTGTTGGTCTGCATTAAATTGAGCCATATCTAATTTAAAAACACTTTGAGCATTATTTAAAACAGCTTGTTGTTCTCTTTGTGCATTAGCTTCAGCAACTTGTGCTTCAATACTTCTTTGTTGACTTACACTTTGTTGTATAGCTTGAGCATTACTTTGAGCTAAAGGTATAGCACTTTGTATAATAGCATTAAATAAATTATCTCTACCAACACTAGATGCACTTAAACCTCTTCTTGCTAACATAGCTTCTACACTAGCAACAGCAGGTTTAGCCCATGCAGGTATTTCACCTTCTTCCATACCACTTAGTAAACTATCTATCTGATTAGATACTAAAGCTTCTTGAGGTAGTCCAGCTATAATTCCTCTTTCTTGTTCTGTAAATTGAGTTAGTTTATCTTCTAAAGCTTCAGGGTCATTACCTAATTCAGCAATAGCATCTTCTGGTAATCCTGCATTTCTTAATTGTTTTTTAGCTCTAGTAACTCTAGCTAAATCAGTACCTGCATTTCTTGCTGCAGTAGCTTTAGCTTCTGGACTTAGTGTTCCTTTAACTCTTTCAGCTATAGCACCTTCTTGAATATTAACATCAGCACCTTCAGTAGGAGCAACTCTATCCACTCCTGCAGCTTCAGCAATAGCACCATCTGATAATGCTCCTTGTGCAGTATCTACTTGAGCTTCAGTATCTATAGTAGCTGCATCCATTTGAGCAGCTTCTACTTGTTGTGGAGTTTGTGCAGTTTGTGCAGTAGCAGTTGTAACTTGTTCAGGTGCAACTCCTTCAGCTTGTCTTTGACCTACAGTTGTAGGTTCTGCCATAGTTGTAGTTTGTTGTGGAGTTCCCTCTTTTATTGGAACAGCATCAGGTATAACAGCAGCATCTGGAACTTCTCCTCTTGCAGCAGCTTCTACCATATTTCTAGCTACACTAGTTTCTGTAGGTTTTTCATCCGGAGGTGTAACTACAGGGTCTTTCTTAGGAGGGTCTTCCTTAGGAGGGTCTTCCTTAGGAGGCACTTGAATAGGTGGGTCTTCCTTAGGTGGGTCTGGTGGTAGTGGGTCACCTATAACTATTGGTGGGTCTTCTTTTGGACCATGAGTACCACCATGTCTTAAAGACACTCTTCCACCAGTACGCATATCTACTCTATTACCTGTAGTGTATCTATTTCTTTTACTTCTTCTTTTTTTCTTTTCTTTTCTTGCCATTATCTTTTCCTGCACGATGTAGCAGCTTCATAAGAAGTTTAGGTTTGTCTGTCATCATTATGATTACTGCTCGTTTCATTTTACCTCAAAGAGTTTGTCAATCTTTTCATGTAATTTTTCTAATCTATCCATAAGAACATTCATATCATCTTTTAATTCTTGTTTAGTTACATAGTCTCTTGCAATCTCTTCACGAGTTTTGTTTAAGAGTATGTCAATCCGTTTAGCCTCTGCAGTATTACCACGAATACCATAAAGAACGGGAGCTAACACCAAAGTTATAAAGATGTTCCAAAACAAATAAGGTGTTAGTTCCATAACTAGCTAAGTACTTTAGTTACGCTAGTAGGTGTTACTTTCTCAGCTATCTCAGCATCTAATGCAGTTTTCATAGCAGTAACAGCATCTGAACCTATAGCTGTTTCTACCCAACCTTGCACGTCACTAGCTTTTAAGCTAGACCATTCTATAAAGCTTGAAAGGTCTGAAGTGTCAACATTCTGAGAACCATAAGTAGTAGCAGTCCAGTTATTACCATCGCTATCTTTATTAGTATCATCAGTTGCTATAAGTCTCCAATGTACATTATAGACTACATCACTTTTACTATCTTTTGTAGGGTATGTGTCGCAAGTGCTAACATCCCAAGTATATCCTATTGCCATATTATTCTCCTTTTAAAGTTTTAATTTCAGATTGTAAAGCATTAATCTGTTCTTGTTGTTCTTGTATTGCTTTAGTAAGTACAGCTATGTAGCCACTTGTTAAACCATCACTTATTTGCTTGTAACCATTTTCATCATCTGAAACAAATTGTGGTAAAACTGTTTCAACATTTTGTGCTATAAATCCATAAGGTACATCTAGTCCACTTTCTTTTAATGTGTATGAAGATGGTTTCAAAGCCATTACTTTATCTAAACAACCAGTCACATCTTTTATATTTTCTTTTAATCTTGCATCAGAAGTAGCTGTAAATTGTGCATTACCAGCAGACGAAAATGTAATTTTACCACCTGCAGTACCACCTCCACTTATATCAAAGTGTATGTATGTATTTGTAGAACTTGCTGTTCCATCTGATTTTCTTATGAATAATGCTGCACTAGTTGATGCTTCTACTATTGATACTTTTGAACTAGCAATTTGTGATGTTGTTCCTATTTGAACATCTCCATTTCCATCAATTCTCATTCTTTCTGAACCAGCAGTTTTAAAAGTTACATTAGAGCCTGTATGATTATTAACTATTGTGAAGTCATTAGTGTCTGTATCATACCCAAGATAGCCAGTAACAAGTCCACCATCTTGACTAAATTCAATATATGCATTGTCATCTTCATTAGCATTATCACTATCTGCTTCTATTTTAATTGCTGCATCACCAGTTGATTTAATGTGTAAAAGCTGGTCAGGACTGGTTTCTCCAATTCCAACTTGTCCTGAACTATTAATACGCATTCTTTCTGAACTATTCGTAGTAAATGCCATAGTATTACTTGCTGGTGCATGAATAGATGTTTGGTCAGAAGTATTTGTGAAATGTAATTTGTTAGTGCTTTTAATTTTTATATCACCAGCAACGGTCAAAAGTTCATCTGGATTATTATCGCCGATGCCAACTTTGCCATCATCAGCTATTCTCATTCTCTCTGTATCACTTGTACCAAATCTTATTGGTATAGCATCAGCAGTTTGTATGAACATAATTGAACCTGCCATACCAATATAACCATCTTTATCAGTATCAGATTCGTGTACTATAAACTGTGGTTGAGTTCCAGAAAGTAAAACTTGTGGACTGGAAGAACCAAAAGCACCTGTATTGGTTGAAGTAGCACCAATTAATACATTACCTGAATCATCAATTATCATTCTTTCAGTACCACCAGTATCAAATCTTATTTTATCTTCATCACTTGATTCTTCTACTTGAATTTTAGTATCTGCATCTGCATCACTTAAAATATTAGCAGTAGTGCTTGTAGTTGTAGTTAATGTAATAGACTCAACTTTTGCACCATTAGGAGGAGCTTCAGAGAATGTTAATGTATTTCCTGATATTGAATAAGTATCTTTATGTTGTAGTACACCATCTATAGTTACAAAGGTTGCATTCTCATTTACTGGTGCAGTGCTTAAAGTTAAAGTAGTATCAGAACCATCTCCAGTCATAGTGTCAAGACTTGGAGCAGTTCCACCACCACTACCAGCTATTGCACCCCATGCATCTGTATAACCTTCAAACTCTCCAGTAGTTGTGTTATATCTAAATTGACCTGCTTCTGCAGTTGGTCTTTGTGCTGTTGTACCTTTTGGTAATAAAATAGCATCAGTATTTGAACCTAAATCTACAGAAACTGTTGGACTTGTTTCATTAACACCAATTTTATTTTCACTTACATCTACAAATAATACACCACTATCTACATTAACATCTCCAGAAAATGTAGCTGCATTAAATGTTGTAGGTACTATATTAGCACTACCATCAAAGCTTACACCACCAATAGTTCTTGCAGTTGTTAAAGTAGCTGCTGAACCTGTAGTGTTTTGATTAAGAGTTCCTACTGTTAAATCTATTGTACCATCAGAGTCTTGATAATCAACTGTAATACCTGATTCAGTATTAGAACTAAACATAGCACCAACTGTATCTTGTACAACTTCTGTTAGGTCTATATTAGCTGTTCCGTCAAATGAAACACCATGTATTGTTCTAGCTGTCTCAAGTGCTGTAGCTGTAGCAGCATTACCTGTAGTATCTTGATTAAGTGTTCCAACTGTAAAGTCTAATGTTCCATCACTATCTTCGTAAGCTACTGTAATACCACTCTCAGTATTACTAGATACCATAGCTCCTACAGTATCTTGAATAACCTCTGATAAATCAATGTTAGCTGTACCATCAAAAGATACACCATGTATTGTTCTAGCAGTCTCTAAAGCTGTAGCAGTTGCAGCATTACCTGTAGTATCTTGGTTAAGTGTTCCAATAACAAAGTCTAATGTATTATCTGAATCATCATAACTAACTGTAATACCTGTTTCTGTATTAGAAGTTACCATAGCTCCTACAGTATCACTAATTGTTTCTGCTAGTGTTGTACCATTTACTGTAATAGCATCAGCTTCTAATGTACCATCAATGTCTACATTTCCTGATATATCTAGTTCTGTAGCTATTATTTTATTATTAAAAGTAGCAGCTCCTGCTTCAGACATATCAAGAGTAAGAGCAGTAATTGAACTACCATTATCATTTCCTTTAAATATAATATCTTTATCTTGAACTTCAGATGTAATTACAAAATCACTTGAACTATTAGAAAATGTTCCAATACCTGTACCATTATCTTTAAATCTAATATCTGCACCATTGGCATCTAATATAATATCATCTTCTGAATCAACAGTAAAATCGCCACCACTTGTTATACTTAATGCACCACCATCAGAAATAGTAGAGCCATTAATAGTAATATCATCTACTGTTAAAGTTGTAAGTGTTCCTACAGTTGTTATATTTGTTTGTGCTGCTGTTGATAAAGTACCTGCTAACTCTCCACTTGAACCATAAATAACAGCTTTACTATTTACAACTGTATTAGCTGTAGAACCATCAAGTAAATTTATTTCTGTTGTTGTACTTGTAACACCATCTAAAATATTTAATTCAGCAGCAGTAGAAGTAACACCATCTAAAATATTTAGCTCTGCAGTAGTGCTAGTAACTCCGTCAAGAATATTAAGTTCGGCTGCTGTGGATGTCACTCCATCTAATATGTTTAGTTCAGCAGCAGTTGATGTAATTGCTGTGCCATTAAAGTTAATAGCATCTAAGTATGCAACACCATCAATATAAATATCTTTCCATTGTTTTGAAGAACTACCTAAATCATGTGTATCATCATCATCTGGAATAATATTAGAATCTACTTCTCCACCAAAAACAATATTATCTGTATCAGCATCACCTAGAGTTAATGTACCACCATTAAATGTTGTTGTACCTGTTACTGTAAGATTACCACCTACATCTACATTACCTGTAGTAGTTATAGAATCTATAAATGCATCTTTAAATCTTAAACTTGTTGTACCTATATCTACATCACTATCTGTCACAGGAACAATAGCACCATCTGCTATATATAATTGTTGTACTGAACTACTTGATACTTCTACATAAAACTCAATATGATTATTTGTAGTATCTATTAAAACTTTGTTGTTTGGAGAAGTTTCTCCTGCATCACCAATTAAACCTATAACTGGTCCAGAAGCTGCTGTGCCATCGTGTGTGTGTCCTGTTGAATTGTGAAATGCATTTACTAACTGATTATATTCATTATTGAATAATGCAGCAGTAATTGTATCTCCATCTGCAAATGAACTTTGTCTTGTATATCCTGCCATTTATTATCTCCTGCCTGAAGGTATGTAATCTACATAAAAACCATTTATAGTGTATGGGGCTTTTGTGTCATCACTTATAATTGTAAAATTGTTACTTGTTCCACTTCCTTGTAATGGAACTCTTATTAAAGGGTTATCTCCTCCACCAAATACATTAGTATTAAATAATGCATCTGCAAACTTTGAAGGTGGATTAATAACTCCTATATCAAATAAATCTGGTGGTTGTGGTATATCTGTATTACCATAATCAAATCGTACTTGTAAGTCTGGTTCAACAATACCTTCTGAACTTGCTGAAACTCTTACATAGTGTAAAGTCTTTAATGTTCCTAAATCACCATAATCATAGTTAGGTGTTTCAAACCTAGCTAATATATTACTGCCATCAAAACTATTTCCTGTATCATGTTGATAAACAAAACCATTTGTATCTCCATGATAATATTGTTCTACATTATTATTATCAAATCCTGAACCTATAGCAGTAACTTCTAAACTTCTTGTTTCTGACCATTGAAATCCATCTGGTCTTAATGTTCCTATAATTCCTTTTTGTTGTGTTTGCTCTAAACTTGTATTTGTATAAAATAATCTGTATTGTGATTTTTCTCGTAATACAACACTATCTATTACAAATGAATTTATGTTTTCTGCTAAGTTTGTTACTAAAGGTTGTATAGCTTTACTAACTGTACCTAACTCGACATCTCCGATTCTTGCAGTACCGGCAACTGTTCTTAATCCATCTGGTGCTAAAAATATTAAGTCACCACCAATCTCTTGAATACTATAGCCACTTAAACAGCCAACATTCTTTGTAACAGGTACTATGGCTATATTACTTGAATCATTTATATTTATTAATTTAAATATACTGTTTGTACAAAATATAAATAACTCATTACGGAATCCTCTGATTCCTTCTATTTGGTCTTCTACTACTATAGAACCTGAACCAGTACCACTAAAGCTTGTAGGGTCTAATGTAGCACTAAAAAATATAGTACTTAAATTATCTTCAACTCCTGCAGCTATTAAATGTTTATCGTGAGTTGTAACATATTTAACACCCTTTGTTCCTGTTACAGTTATTTCTTCTGCAAAGAATGTTCTAGATGTTAATACTCCTGTACCCTCCATTCTAAATATGTAAGGTTTGTTAGCACCATCAGCTATAATAACTTGACCATAATCAAATGTAGCTCCATCAAATAATGTAAACTGACATTGACCTTGTGAAGTTCTTGTTAGTGTACTCCTACCTG